GCTAATAGGCCCCTTTGTCGTTGAACGGAATGGTCGTGAGTACCGAACCCAGCGCTCCACCAATGCCAACCCTGCTCCGAGAGTATTCTCAGAAGCAGCAGTCGTAACATTGGCGAGCCCTGGGATCAGTGCTGAGTCACGGTCGAGCTTATCAACCATGTCCCACAGAGTCACGAGGTCTACGTTGCCGTATTCCCCGATCTCCGTCACCTGGTTCCTAATCGAATACAGGATCCCTAATCCCCTGACGAACGCAGGCCAATAAACTACTGAATTGAGAAGATCCAGTACTTCGCCCTCAACACCCTTGATTCCAGGATGATAAGGGAAGTCCACACATCCGGCAATGATCAGTCTCCCTCCTTCTCGATACTGAGCTGAAGCGATGTTCGCCTTGGCATACGAACGCTCCATCTTCTCGAGGTGGTCAAGCAGTCTCTGCTTCTCCACCTGTACGAAAGAATCCCATACTTGACTCATAGCCAACTCCGTTATCCCGTAGGACTTCAGAATTGATTTCTGAGTCAACCATGAGACCAGATCTCGAAAGGAGGGCATCCCTGGACCCGTATAGGCCACCACATAGTTTCTAAGCCGAGAGGGCATAGACCAAAGACGCATTGTCAGTGATCCTAGCGATTTATAACCGTACCCGAGGAACTTGCAATAAGCTCCTAAGGTTAGGTTATGTTTCCGGCAGAGTTCTAGGCCAGCGGAGATATTCCGCTTGGCTACCAGACACTCTTTCAGAGACACCGCAGAAACGTCCTTCTTCTTATAGAAAGTCCGCTTCGCGAACTCCACCGCTATCCCTCTCTTCGAGATCAGGGACTTAGCGTGTCCAATCTGCACCCCTGATGAGTGCAGGATGTCACGATAGGCCCCCGCTATGGGTGAACCAAGTAACACTATGTCATCTCCTAACACAGCATACTCTTTATACCAGCTCCATTTCCTTCCATCCCTCTTACATACTCGATACCAAGCCCACTGAACAATACAGTGGTGAGTCAACGCAAGCATAGCCCAGGAGGACAACGCTCCCATCGGCTGCCCAACGGCATACCGAAGGGGAGTGTGTTCTGTAGAACCATTCTCATCTTTCGAGACTAGGTAATAATCTCGTCCGACAAGAATGGTCCTCCATAGTCCAGCTAACCATGATCCCAGAAAGGGACCAAGGATAACCTCCTGGAATGCGACAGGTAAACGATCCGTAGCTGCGGTGAGATCGTACGAGAACAGAGAGTAGTGCTTCATCGAGATTCGAGATCTACTCGGGCGAGAGTGCCCGGGTAAACGTCGTTTCTTAATTAGCACGTCCCTCCGGTCAAGCAGACGAACAAGCGGTTTAACTTGATCGTGCGTACCGTCCTGTTGAATCGTTTTCAACAGTTGGAAGATCGCATCATGAAGTGGACGAAAGATCCACTGAGTGAAGCAATCCACCATTGCGAAGACTCGCACCTTGCCCGCCGCCTCTACCTTGGTCCCCAGCTTTCCGAGCCACTGCGTCCAGGATATGTTGGTTAACCCCTTGAGATACCGATCCCGTTTTCCCTTCTTATTTCTAAGTTGGGCTTCCGAGACGGAATCATAAGTGACCAACCCACCATCCTTACGCTTAAACAGGACTCCCCGAGGGTCGGGGGGCCCTGTAGAGAAGGTCTCGATAATATCGAGAATCCACCTGTTCCCAGTAGTTCTACACCAAGAGGCGAAAGCTTCTCCAAGCTCCGTCGATGGTATGAACTGACTCCAGGTTCTGGCAGATAACAATATCGCTAATGGCGATGTCGAGGAGATTCTCACCTCCATGGCAGCGTCACTAACAACTGGAGAGGACTTAGAAAGTAACTCCGGCTCTGCTTTCAAAGCCGGGAGAAACGTTGTAATTCCCTCTCCCCAAAGTGCATCCACAATAGGACCACCGCGAATCCCCGCAACCTCTCTCAGACCGTCTGTGAACGTCCCGATGAACTCGTAGAGCTCATCGATCAGCCCAAAGCGACCCGTAAAAGGTTCCGTGATCGAGGCCGTCTTCACCTTCCCCTTAATATCGAGAACTCGATATACAGAGAAAAGCGAAAGCCACAGTTTAATAATGGCTGTTTCGCCTTCGCGAATGCGCTTACGGTGAAGTACAGGTATAACTCGGGGTAAACCCCCCGAGCGCGTGCGGGAGACCCGTGCCCCTAATGGGCCCGAGTCGCCAAGGCGCTGGCCCCCCACCGACTGCTGGAGCAGGACGTAACAAGCTTTTAGATAGATGACTAAAAACTTGAAGCCGCCCTGCTTCTGCAGCCGATGGAGGTGAGCTAAGTATGTAATAAGGACTTTAACCAACGACAGATTTCTCCGAACTCCCACAACTGGAGGTAACAAAAGCAATACCTTCAGAAATGGGCGCCCAAGTTTTACCTTGAGCAGGCCATTTAGAGTCGATCCAAGACCAAGCAAGCGTTCTTTAACTGCGCTACCAGCTTTAAATAAGTTGGAGTGTAATTTTAGATTGTTTGTCATGGTTTAAAATATAATTGGGTCGATCTAAACCTTCAGTTTCCTCCTAAGAGGGCTGCAGGCCGCCTGTAAGAGGCTTCAGATCGTTCTGTTGAGGCTTCGACGCCTTGATTCAGATCGATCAAGTCTGGACCCCGACATCTGTTTCCAGATGTCATTTCGGTTCTCCCCCCACGGCGCGTGGGAGGGTCCCCTATCCAGCTCAATCGGCTGACCAGGCGAAGACCTCGACGCCACTAAGTAGTCCAACATTTAAGTTTTGGATTACGCTTCCTCTTTCGAGTCCACGCAACCCTACTATTCCTTGAGGCTTACTCAGGAGTAGCTGACCTTCATAACCTTGAGGGCAGTGAAACAAAGTTTCAAGATTACTACTTTATAGGTTCTCTATAAAGCCTTAGCGGCGTCCTTACATAGGGCGTTTGGGGATCACAAACCCGAGATGCTGTAGATAAAAGACTATCTAAAGTCAACATTCCGGTTGAGTGACTCAGATCACTTGACCTGAAGGTGCCTTGCGGCA